GAAATACTTATTCAAATTATGGTGTTCATTTTAATTATTTAGATACTGCTGGAAGCACAGATACGTTAATATATCGAGGAGTATATTTTAATTCAAGTAGTAGTACTAGAACTGTTTACATAAACAGAGCAAGTAATGATGGCGATAGTTATTCTTCTGCTAGAACATCTTCTTGGATTCAAGCATTGGAGGTGGCAGCTTAATGTCCATCTTATATAATTTAGTAAAAAGGAGTTTTTAATTATGGCAAGCCTTGACCACGAAGCTATTTACGAAGCTTACAAATCAGAAGCAAAACCTGTTGTTTCTATAGATGATTCTGCTGGAGCGTTTGACGCTGATGGTAATTCAGTAACGTTAGACGATACAAAGGTGGCAGCAGCTAGAACTTCTCTTGACACAGCCGCAGCAGCGATAGCATATAAGAAAAAGAGAACTGGTGCTGATGGTACAACAGATACTATCTATCCCGAACTTGGTGAGCAATTTGATCTTCTTTTCAAAGACATTGCTGCTGGAACTTTAACAACTTCTGGTAATCTATATACAGCACTTAAAGCTACTAAGGACAAATATCCAAAACCATAAATTATGACCAGCAGATTAATTGTTAATAGTATTAGGCATACAGGTGGTTCGGCTGATGCTGTGACACTTGCATCTGATGGAACGTGTACTGCCAATATTACTAATAACCTAAGTAATCGTAATTTAATAATTAACGGAGCTATGCAAGTGGCTCAACGTGGTACATCAGATTCGGGTATAACAGCAAGTGAATATGCTGATGGCCCAGATAGATACAAGCTTGGAGGTAGTAGTTTCGGAACAGTAACAGTTAGTCAATCAACAGATAGTCCTGATGGTTTTGCAAATTCATATAAAGTTGACGTTACAACAGCTAATGGATCTCTTTCTGCTGGTTCACTTTTAGAAATTCAACAGAGTTTAGAGGGGCAAGATGTACAAGCCTTTGCAAAAGGTACTTCAGCAGCAAAACAATATAGTTTAAGTTTCTATGTTAAAAGCACTAAAACTGGAACTTATGTTGCGATGTTACAAGACCATGACAACTCTAGAATGTGTTGTAAAACATATACTGTTTCAAATACAAACTGGAATAGATATACATTAACTTATCCAGCAGATACTACAGGTGCTTTTGGTAATGATAATGAAAAATCTTTATCGGTTAAATTTTGTTTAGTGGCTGGTACTGACTTTACAAGTGGAACTTTACAAACAACATGGGGAACAGCAGCTAATGCAACTAGCAGAGTAGGTCAAGTAAATTTTGCAGATTCTACATCAAACGATTGGTATGTAACAGGACTTCAATTAGAAGTAGATCATACTGGATCAGGCGTTGCAACAGATTTTGAGCATAGGTCATTCGCACAGGAGCTTCGTTTATGTCAAAGATATTTTCAAAAAAGTTTTGAAGCAACTGTAACCCCTGCTGTTTCTGTAAATAAATGTGTTTACACATTTGTAAGACCCTATTCAGGTATTTATGTAGAAGCTATAGGTAATGATTATGTAGTTGAAATGAGATCACAACCTACACTTACTTTTTATCCGATTCAAGGTTCAGGTAGTGTAGGACAAGTCTCTTATTATGATGGTAGTTGGTCTAATGTATCTGCAGCCTACCAGACAAGTCATTCCACTAGTAAAAGACTTGTTTTTGGTATAAATAGTAGTTCTAGTACAACTTTAGTACAATATAACTATACAGCAAGTTCAGAATTATGAGTTATAAAAATACACCTGTTGACTTTATAACAGGAGAAGCAAGACCTAGTATTATTCGTCTTTCAGATATGGCACAAATTCCATTTGAACCTGATAACAGCGACTACCAAGAGTACCTATTGTGGGTAGCAGAGGGAAACACAGCAGAGGCAGCAGATTAATGAGCAATCCACTAGACGCACTTATTAAAAAATACGAGGAACAACTCGTAATGATACAAAAGCAAAAAGAAGAAGCAAAAAATGCTTACGATGTTGCCTGTAAAAATGAAGACCGCTATCAAGGTGCGATATTAGGTGTTAAAGATGCACAGGCACAATTATTATCTACAGAAAATCAAGAAGGAATAAAACCTTCTGACGCAAAAAAAGCTAAAAGTTAATTTGTTTTCACAGGAATATTTCTGTCAATAATGCCATACATGACATAAAGCGGTGCTAATCCTATAATCAAGAAAAGTACCATAAATGTTATTGGTACGCTTGCCTTAATTAGTGCTTGTTTTATCATGTTTCAAAAAATAGCTAACATCCTTAGTATAGTTTCCTTTGTTTTGGTGTCATCTGTCATCGGTGGAGGGTACTTTGGTTATAAATATGTAACATCAGAACAGTTCAAAACAAAATTAATGAACGAAGTCTTAGGTAATGTACAAGGACTAATGCCAAAGATGTTAGACCAAGGATTACCTGATATGACAGGGCCATCTCTACCAACAACTAAACTTCCTAAGTTTTAATGAACTGCTGGCATTGTAAAACTGAATTAATTTGGGGTGCTGATGCTGATATAGATCAAGATTTTCAGCCTGTTCTTGCAGAAGAATATTCTATGGTAACTAATTTATCTTGTCCAAAATGTAATTCTTATGTAGAAGTATATAAACGAAAATATGCCTACGATTAATACAATACCGATTACAGCAATACCTCGTATACCAATAATAGATATTCCTTTAGAGCAATCATTACCTAATACACCTTACATAACAAAAACATTGCCTCCAGTATTAGCAATGCCTTGTGTGACTCTTAGAAATGATGGTACAAAAAATAATCAATTGTTTATAGATGACCCAAGTGGTAATAGATTAGTTTGTCCACTCCCATCTTATGTACCTCTTCAATATGACAAGAAAAAAATATTACTTGTAGAAGAAGCACAACCACCTACAAACGTAAAACCTCCTGAGACTGATGTTGAACAGCCAGAAGTTCCTAAATTACCTCCAGAAAAACCACCTTGTCCTGATCCAAAAAAAAATAACCCTAGAATTGGAGATCTAAATCCAAAAGGTACAGAAAAGGTTGTTGGATTTAAATATATAGAAGAAACTAAAGAATGTGTAGTTCAGTACGAACCTACAACTGCCATAGAAAAATACCTTCCAAGCATTAATACAGTATCAACAACATTTGCAATAACAGTCGTGGCAACAACTGCTGCAACCTTAACGCCAATCTTAAATAGAATACTTAAACCTCTTACCAAACAAATCGTTACTAAAGTTAAAAAAGCTATTGGAAAAAAAGGTACAAAATTTTCTGGAAAGAAGCCAATTAAGAGTAAAATTAATTAGAATAAAAAAACCTTATTTAACATGGCGAAGAATAGGGTGTCTAGGTGGACAAGTCTTACCGTACTTGTCTGCCGCTAAAAATGTTATTTTTGCAAGGTACGAATATAAGCAAGCTTTTTTACAAGCCCCTTACAGGTCAATTTGAAGGGTCTTTTTTTATGATTTTATGAGTATGCGACTCAAAATCCAACATCTCTACGTCTTCGCATAATTTTGCCATTGGAGTACCAGATTTAAACCTAATCCCATTCTTATAATTATCTACACAAGTTTTTGCTCGGCTCATCTCAAAATTTAAACGCTTTGCTGCTAAGGATGCATCATATAATTCATTTTGTTTTTTCATCGCTTTACGGCATTCTTTTATTGGCTCTCGATCTAACGGAATACTAAATGTAGCTGTAATACCTCCATTGATCGATACATTAGATTGTTTTTGTCCTGTTCTAACTTGTTCAAAATATAAAACCTCCCCTCTATAACCAGCATCTACATCTCCATCACCAATAGGGTTATTTTCATCATCAAAATCACCTTCTATATCTTTTCTACTGTATATAGGTCTTTCATAATGTGTTTCATATGGGGTGGCAAATCCATACGTTGTAGAGACAAACGGAGAAATATTTAAGGTAGCTCCTTGGCAAGAAATAGTATTCATCTGATAACTAAAATTTCTTGAGGGTACTACTTGTACCGCCTGGTTTACAACTGAACCACTAGAATTTGAAGTAGTATTGACAGAGTTTGCAAAGACAGGATTATTAAGGAGAAGTATTAAACATAAATATTTCTTCATTGACTAAAAGTACTGGTTGTATCGGTTATGTTTTCTATTTCAGTAGTTCTAATAATATGAGTATAATTTGTAATACCAGGCGCTTCCAGCGTTTCGTAGTATTGAAAGCTTTCTCCTTCGTTGACAATACTAAATGTTGGCTTGTTATCTAGATTAGGTGATACATAAGTAGTGCCTGTGCCTTGTATTGTTGTATTTAATTTTGTCCATCCATCAGGAGCTACATTACCTGTTGAGCTTTTTACATTTTCACCACCAACAGTTAGTTGGTATCCATTATTTATTTCAAAACTTTTTATATCTTCAACTGTAGTACTTTTAGTCTCGCTACGTTGATTTAAAACTCCCTGATTAAAATTAGGAATCACACTTTGAGCATATACAGGAGCGCTAAAAAGACTTAGCAGAATCGCATACCTATACATAACTCTAACTAATCTACTATTAATGTGGACGTTACTTGACCAAGTGCCTCAGTATTGTGGCCTCCAGCCGTTAGTGTAACCGCCCCAGCAGAACTAATTGTTCCGGCAAGACTTCCGGCTGTTCCTCCAGCGATAGAAGTTACGTCAGAAAAATTAGGAGCAGCACCTACTGTTACTGCGCTTGTTGGCACTACATCCGCTTGAGTAAATGATTGACTAAAACTGAAACTAGCACCAGGTACATCTTGACTTGCAGAAACATTAGGAGGCGTACCAATTCCCGAAGAAATAGCTAAAGCTCCAACACCATTAGTAACAGCAGAATCTCCAGTACCATGAGTTGTATCAACCCCTGTACCGCTAATAGAGTAGCTAGAACCTATACGATCAGCAGTTGTGCTTGCACCTCCTACTGTTAATTTTGTAGAACTAGTGATGCTATGCGATAAGTCTGCATAAACTGGCGTTGATAGCAAAAGCAATATCGGAAGAAATTTTTTCATTTTTTAGATTTAGGGTCGATTACTTCTGCACCTTCAATTTTGATAGGTGTTTCTACCCTTATAGTCTGCACCATACCTTGGTTTTCTGCAACTTTGAGGTCTTTATCACTACGTTTTTTAGATCCTTCTAATCCAAAAGTGGCAAGCGCACCTGTCAGTAAACTGGCCGGAAAAGTTATGTCTTTGGGATCAGAACTATAGCCAGGTATTGTTATGTAGTTTAAAGTTACGATAAAACCGCTCCAAACAACAACGCCCAATCTCACGAAAAGACTGATGATAGCTAGTTGTTCTTCTTTATCATCTAAACCATCCTTAAGCTTTTGAAATGCGTTTTTCTTTTTTTGTTCTGTCATGGCTGTTTTCTGTCATAATACTAATATATTGAGGAATCGTAAAGTGGTTGAAGTAATTGCAGCAGTAGGTGGAGCATTGATGACAGCTTGCTTTGTCTC